ATCACAATTTAGAGAGGTTCAAGATGGGTAATCCATTCAGAGGTGTAGACGGTCAGTTAAACGGTAGCGTCTACGACATGGTTCCGGTTACACCGGCAGACGGTTCAGACAACGTGGGCACGGGTAACATTGCTATCGGTCTATACATTACGGGTGAGGGCAACGTCTCGTTCCACACTAAAGACGGTGTGACTCGGACTGTGACTGTACCTGATAACTTCTATCTGATCTGCTCGGTAAAGCGAGTCCTCAGTACAGGGACTACTGCCACCGGCATCCATGCAATGGTGGTCTAAATGCTTAGTGCTAACGTAAGCGCGTTCTCTATGCGTAAAGCTGTAGGTGCTGGGGGCGGTGCAGTTCCTTACGTTTTGGAGATGTTCATAATATCTGGCGGAGGGGCAGGAGGCGACTCGGGATTCGCTAGTGGTGGCGGTGGCCCCGGACAATACTTAACGCGCACTCTGACAGAACCGCCTGCGGGATTGACATATAACGTGGCTATTGGTGCAGGAGGTGCCGCACAAGCTGGCAACCAAACCGGCAACTCTGGAGTCAACAGTTCTATTTACGGCGGTTCAGGCTCTCACGCCATACCTAACGATGAGCCTAAAGGTGGTGGTGGGGGAAGCTCAGGATCTCCACCAGCATCAGGTAGCAAGGCAGGCGGCGGCGGTGGCGGTGGTTTTTCGCCAAATCCCTATAGCGGCTCATCTCATCTCAATGGGTTTAGCGGTGGTGATGGTGGCACTGCCACCTCAAACACCCATTACAACGGTGGTGGCGGCGCAGGAACTGGCGGCAATGGAGCAGATGGTCTTGATGGTACAGCTAACGGTGGAGGGGCTGGCGGAATAGGCTACCAATGGCTTAATGGCTCTCGCTACGGTGGTGGGGGTGGTGGTGCCTATCTAGAAAGATTTGGCTTCACCCCGGTTGGTACACCGGCTGCTGGAGGCGCTGGCGGTGGTGGCGCTGGGGGTGCCGATAGCAGCGCAAGCACCGTAAATGCGACAAACGGATCAGCAAATACTGGTGGCGGCGGTGGAGGTGGTGCCACCACCGGTGGCCCCAGAGCATTAGGCGGAGCCGGTGGGTCAGGAGTTTGTATTATCAGATACCAAGGGGCGCAGCGGGGCACAGGCGGAACGATTACCTCTTCTGGGGGTTATACTTACCACACGTTTAATACCAGCGGCCAGTTCAATACAGCATAGGATAGAATATGGCACATTTTGCAAAAGTAGTTGATGGCGTTGTTGAGACGGTTTTGGTCGCCGAGCAAGATTTTATCGACACACAGGAAGGCACTTGGGTTCAGACATCTTACAACACTCGTGGCGGTGTGCATCTAGGTCAGGACTTAGAACCGGATGGTGGGGTGGCATTACGCAAAAACTTTGCAGGCATTGGGTTTACATACGACTCGGTGCGCGATGCCTTTATTGAGCCTAAGCCCTACCCTAGCTGGGTATTGGATGAAGACACTTGCTGGTGGAATCCTCCTGTACCTTATCCTGACGAGGGCTTCCACGAGTGGGATGAAGAGAACGGTCAATGGGTAGAAATAGGAGACTGACATGGAATACATAATACTGGCCTTTAACATAGTGACGGCTGCTATAGCTATAGCATCGGTCATCTGTGCGACAACGACTGCACCACAGGACAAGCCGTGGGCGATCACGGCGTACAAGATCCTGAACAAGATCGCGCTGAACAATGAGTGAGAGCTTGCTTGATAGAATCGGTGTGTCTGGTTACAACAAACCAAAGCGGACACCGAAGCATCCAACCAAGTCGCACGTCGTTGTGGCTAAAGAGGGTGATAAGGTAAAGACTATCCGTTACGGTCAGCAAGGTGTAAGCGGCTCCCCCGCTCGTGAGGGTGAGTCTGAGTCAGCAAGGAATCGGCGTGCATCGTTCAAGGCGAGACACGCAAGGAACATCCGCAAGGGCAAGATGTCTGCGGCATACTGGGCTAACAGGACGAAGTGGTGAGCAGAGTTAACGAGGCTGGAAACTACACGAAGCCAACTATGCGGAAGAATCTGTTTGACCGCATCAAGGCTGGTGGCAAGGGCGGTAATCCGGGGCAATGGTCGGCGCGTAAAGCGCAGATGTTAGCTCGTGAATACAAAGCCAAGGGTGGAGGGTATCGAGATTAAGAAGTCGCAGAAGTCCCTGTTGGATTGGGGCAAGCAGAAGTGGCGCACCAAGTCTGGGAAGCCATCGACTCAAGGGCCGCAGGCTACCGGCGAGCGGTACTTGCCCGAGTCTGCAATCAAGAAGTTAACGGCGGCTGAGTACGCTAGGACAACTAGGGCCAAGCGAAAGGCTACGAAGCGAGGCGAGCAGTACGCATCCCAACCAAAGGATGTAGCAAGTAAAACTAGGAGATTCACATAATGGCTTATGGTGGAATGAAGAAGCCCAAGAAGGGCTTGTACGACAACATGATGAAGAAGCGCAAGGTCAAGAAGGTCAAGGCGTATACATCGTAATGGACATGAACACGGCCTTCGATGTAGTTCTTGGCGGGCTGATGCTACTGGCGGGATTCTTTATGAAGATTTTCTGGGACATGCTACAAGGTACGCGCAGGGAACTGTATGACATGGAGCGTAGATCGACCGAGACATATGTACGCCGCGATGACTACCGGGTAGACATGAGTGAACTGCGGGACATGTTCAATCGGATCATGCTCAAGCTGGACGAGAAGGCAGACAAGTGAGCTTCTTCAATGCCATAGGGCCGATTGCCGATCTGGGTAGAACGTGGATCGAGGGCAAGGTTGCCAAGACTAAAGCAAAGGCTGAGGCTGAAGCTGCGGTAATGATCAACCAATCCAAGAGCGCGGCTGATTGGGAAACCGCTATGGCTAGGGCTAGCAACACTAGCTGGAAGGACGAGTGGATCACCATTCTGTTTTCCATCCCATTGGTTCTAGCATTCGTACCCTCGGCTGTACCGTATGTGCGCGAGGGCTTCGCAGTTCTAGCGACCATGCCACAGTGGTATCAGTACGGGTTGTCCGTGATCATCGCTGCATCGTTTGGTGTGAGGGGCGCGATAGGAATTATGAACAAGGTCAAGAAGTGATGGACTACCTCTACTTCAAGCGTGAAGATTTCGACTGCCAAGAGACCGGCTCCAATAAAATGGATCCAGAATTTATACGCAGGGTCGATGAGCTACGCTCTGCTGTTGGCAGACCGCTGTACATCACGTCTGGATACCGCTCTCCCCAGCATAGTTTAGAAGCGAAGAAGTCAAAGCCCGGTACCCATGCACAGGGCATTGCTTGTGACATCGCAGTGGCTAACGGCGTGGAGAGAAGACAGCTAGTGAAGCAGGCGTTTTACCTTGGGTTCACTGGCATTGGCGTCCACAAAAAATTCGTTCACGTCGATATGCGCGAGACAGAACCCGTGTTATGGGTTTACTAGGGCGTGGTTCTTGAGCTAGGGGCTATCATCAGTGGCCTTAACATGGCCGCCTCTGCTCTAAACAAAACGGCTCAAGCAACCCAAGACCTCAGCCAGATCAGTGGCTACCTCTCAGCACTAGCCGAGGGTCAGCACGATCTACAAAGACTACAAAACACCAAGACACTTAGCGCAGCCGATGCTGTCAAAGCGCAGTTAGCGAAGAAGGAAGCTGACGATGCGTTAGCACAAGTGCGCGAAGCATTCGTGTATTCAGGCAACGGTCAGTTGTGGGACGATGCGATGAAGGCCATGGCCGAGGCTCGCAAGGCTAGGGCTGCTGAGATCCGCCGGTTAGAGTTGGCTAGAAAGCGTAGGAAGAAAGAGCTAACACAGCTAGCCATTGTCATCGCTGTGTCTGTTGGCCTCATCCCTATAGCTATCATGCTTGCCATATGGCTGATCTTCCAAATCTAAGCTAGGTTCGTCGGCGCAGGCCACGATGTGCGCTTAACCAGTAGGTGAATCTTGTAGCGTGTCACCTTTAGTTCGTCCGCAATCCACCGTGTCGTTTTTCCCTGCCGTTGCCATTCCCATATCTGCCGCTTCGTTGCCTCACTGAATGGGGCGCTGACGTTAGCTAACCTGTAATCGAGATACTCACGTTGCAGTCTTTCCTGCGCTTTGATCGCTTTGTAAAACAAATCT